CAGCCGTTGTTCTCGGCTTCGCATCCGCTGGTTTCGGGTGGTACCAACAGCAACCGTTTGACGGCTTCTGACCTCAACGAAACTTCGTTGGAAGCGGCTGTCATTCAGATCGCTGGTTGGACCGACGAACGTGGTCTCTTGATCGCGGCGAAGCCCAACAAGCTCATCGTGCCCCCGGCTTTGATGTTCACTGCCAAGCGCCTCCTCGACACGGAACTCCGTGTTGCGACCGCTGACAACGACATCAACGCTCTCAAGGCGATGGGTTCGATTCCGGGCGGTTACACCGTGAACCACTTCTTGACCGACACGAATGCTTGGTTCTTGACGACCGACGTTCCGAACGGCATGAAGCACTTCGTTCGTACCCCGCTTGCGAATAGCATGGACGGCGATTTCGACACCGGCAACGTCCGGTACAAGAGCCGCGAGCGTTATAGCTTCGGCTGGTCGGACCCGCTGGGCATGTTCGCTTCGCCGGGCGCGTCCTGATAGCTTTCTCCCTAGAGGGCTAGTCCGAGGGGTTACAGGTAGCAATGCTTGTAGCCCCTCTTTTTTGATGATATACAGTCGTTCATCGGGAAAAATTCGTTTACCAGACAGACCCGACTGACGACATGCAGACTGGTAAACACAACTCGCATGTGAGGTTTTGAAATGGCACGTACAACTTTCTCTGGCCCGGTTAAGTCTGACAATGGCTTCGAGGGTCCTATCGCTGGCGATTCCGCCGTCATCACCAACCTGCTTTGCACCACGCTCACGATTGGCAGCACCAAGCTGACCACGGGTTCGGTGTCGGGTACGGTGTCGGTTCAGGCAGGTCGCATCCCGGTTGTCATCGGCAGCACCACGCTTTACATCGGTCTGTACGCCAGCCTCGTCCCGTAAGGATTTCGTAGGGGGGCGTTAGCCCCCTTTACCCATTACAGGAGAGGAAGATGGCAATGCAAACAGATGTCTTAGCTAGTAAGGTCGCCGTTGCTGCTGGTGACCTGCTGGATCAAAATAGCCTTGTTATTGGGCGTTCTCGCGTCAAGGCTATCTATATTGTTCCTGACGAAGGTGCCGGTACGGTTACGTTTCGTGATGGTGGCGCTAGTGGCCCAGTCAAGATCGTCGTAAATACGCTGGCTTCTTCGACCAGCCCCGACTATGTTCTTATGCCGGGCGAAGGTCTGCTTTTCCAGACCAGCATTTATATCGTCCCGTCAGCCGTAGTCTCGACGATGGTGATCTATGGCTAAGTCTCCGGCTTGGCAGCGTAAAGAAGGGAAGAATCCAAAAGGCGGTTTAAATGCTAAGGGACGGGCGTCGTACAACGCAGCTAATCCCGGCAAACCGGGTCTGAAAAGACCGCAACCTGAAGGTGGTGCCCGACGAGATTCCTTCTGTGCTCGCATGAAGGGCATGAAGAAAAAGCTGACTAGCGCGAAGACAGCCAATGATCCCAACAGTCGTATCAACAAGTCCCTACGAGCATGGAACTGCTGATATGGAAATGCTGGTCTGGAACATGGTTCTTACGGGAATCGTGGCCGTGCTTGGTTTTGTTGTGAAAGAGAAGTTTGCCGAACTTCAACGGTTGGGGATTCTTCTCAACAAAACCCGAGAGGAAGTGGCTCGTGATCATGTAACCCGTGCCGAAGTACGGGCTGATGCACAAGTACTTCTTGACCGGCTTGATCGACTGGAACAAAAGATTGACAGATTGGTGAGTCACAATGCCAAGCAAGTCGGGTAAACAACATCGTCTAATGGCGCTAGTGGCTAATGACCCGAAAGCCGCAAAGCGTTTGGGTATCCCGTCGAAAGTCGGGAAAGAGTTCATGAAGGCCGACAAAGGCCGTAAATTTAAAGGTAAATCCAAATGAAGAAGTATGCGATGGGCGGACGTATGATGCGTCCTGAACGTGAGCCGATGGCTGAGCGTATTAGTTCTCGCCGTATGCCGGGGTTGAAGCCAATTCCGGAAGAGCCGATGTACAAGAAAGGCGGCAAGATCGCTGATAAGGCTGGTCGCGCCATGAAGAAGCGTACCCCTGACAAGATGGGTCGTGCGATGGTCAAGAAGTACAACGAAGGCGGTTCTGTCTTCCGTAAAGCCGCTGATGGCATCGCCAGCAAGGGCAAGACCAAAGGCAAGATGGTGAAAATGGCTTACGGCGGTAAGTGCTAATGGACGACAAAAAGAAGCCCAAGATGCCACCTCCGTCGCCTTCGGACGATTTGGTGCCGCCGTCAATGTTGCCGGATAAGTCCGTGATTCCTCCGGGCAAAGGTTATGGCGACGATGTGAAGAAGAAGCCTCCGGTCAAAAAAGCTGGCGGCGGAAAGATTCACTCGTCTGCTTCCAAGCGTGCTGATGGTTGCGCCGTTCGCGGTAAGACTCGCGGGAAGATGGTCTAATGATGGCTTCGCGTGGCATGGGCGTCATTGCCCCCAACAAAGTTCCTCGTGCTAAACGGCGTGGGGATAACGAGATTGTTGAGGGTACTGGTCGTCCCATTCGCCACGCCAAGGGCGGTAAGGTCAAGAGCAAGGTCAACGCAGCCGGTAACTACACCAAGCCCGGTATGCGTGAGAGCTTGTTTAAATCCATCAAGTCTCGGGCGGTCCAAGGCACCAAGGCAGGTCAGTGGTCAGCGCGGAAGGCACAGCTACTGGCTAAAGAGTACAAACGGCGTGGCGGGGGGTACCGCGATTGAAAGCGCCGCAGCAATCCTTGAAGGCATGGACTGCCCAGAAATGGAGGACTAAGAGTGGTAAACGATCTTCTGATACGGGTGAAAGATATCTACCAGAGGCTGCGATTAAAGCTCTCAGCCCTGCTGAGTACGCCCGAACCACTGCCGCCAAGCGAAAAGGCAAAGCCCAAGGCAAACAGTTCGTCGCCCAGCCCAAAGGCATCTCGCAGAAAACCCGTGCGTATCGCCAAAAAGGTAAGTAAGCGTGGCTGAGACAACCGACATCGAGATGTTCAAGGCACAGGTTCAGGCCGAGTTAAATCGGCTTGAGGCCAAGTCGTCTGCTAAAGAAGTCGCTGGCAAAGCCATCGGCAAGGACGGCCTGAAGTACATCACGATCATTGTTGTTATCGGCGTGGCATCCAGTTTGGTGCTGGATTCTGAGAAGATTGCTGCTGTGATGGGATTGCTCGGTGCTTCACTTACCGCCTTGATCTCTATGCTCAACGGTATTGCCGGTGCAAACGAGAAGGAAGAGAAGCCTGAGTTTGCGGTCATCAAGGAACTTATCGCTAAACTCGATAAACTGGATCGGAAAGAAATGCCGATGCGAGTCGATGTGGAAGGCGATCATGTCACCGTCACCAAGGGTGACGACGTAGTGACAGCGAGGAAGTAATGGTAGACAAGACTACAGCTACTACAGACTTCAACCTCGACCTCAACACGATTATCGAAGAGGCTTACGAGCGTTGCGGTGCTGAACTGCGTACGGGTTATGACTTCCGTACGTCGAAGCGTAGTCTTGCCCTGCTCCTGATGGACTGGTCAAACCGGGGCATCAACCTTTGGACATTGGAGCAAGGCACCCATGTGCTGACTTATAACGTCGGTACCTACGACCTGCCGGTGGATACGGTCGATCTTTTAGATCATGTTATTAGGACTGGCTCTGGCACGAACCAGCAGGACATCAACATCAGCCGTATCTCGTCCAGCACCTACGTCTCCATCCCGAATAAGAACGCGACGGGTCGCCCGATTCAGATTTGGATCAACCGACGTACTGGCGCGACGGGTGCCGACGATGTGGTGGTTTACCCGCAATTTACGGTTTGGCCGAAGCCTGACAATTCGACCACGTGGACGTTGTACTACACGCGGTTGCGGCGGATGTTTGACCCCGGTACAGGCGTGAATGGGCAAGATATCCCGTTCCGTTTCCTGCCCTGTATGGTTGCAGGCTTGGCTTATATGCTGTCGATGAAGATCCCCGGAGCAGAAGGGCGTACGGCCATTTTGAAGGCCCAGTACGACGAGGCTTGGGATCTTGCGGCAGGTGAAGACCGCGAAAAGGCGGCGGTGCGATTCGTCCCACGTGAGAGCTTCTTGGGTGGCTACTAATGCCAAACAGGTTTGCAAGTGGCAAAAACGCGATTGCGATGTGCGACCGCTGTGGCTTTCAATACAAGCTTCGGCAGTTGAAGTCTCTCGTAATCAAAACCAAGAACGTCAACATCTTGGTATGTCCGGAGTGTTGGGAGCCAGATCAACCGCAGTTATCGCTTGGTTTGTATCCCGTGGACGATCCGCAGGCTTTGCGGAATCCGAGACCGGATACGAGTTACTTTGCTGTGGGCAATGACGGCGCAAACGGTAGCCGTCAGATACAATGGGGTTGGAACCCGGTCGGCGGATCAAGATCTTTCGATGCGGAACTAACTCCAAACACACTAGCCCCGGCTGGTGAAGTAGGAACGGTAACGGTCGTTACGACCTAGGAGATTGAGATGGCTATGACTTTGAAGGAACACGCCAAACTTCCGGCGAGCAAGGCTCACGGCAAGAACGCTAAAGGCTTTCGTGCTGGTGGCAAGACCAACAGCGAGATGAAGAAGTACGGTCGGAACATGGCGAAGGTGATGAACCAGCGCAGCCCGGTCCGTAAGTCTTCTGGCCCGAAGTAACTGCCATGAAAGAACTAAACCCCGGCAAGATCAGGCCGAACACTGACTCGACTGGTGAGAATGGCTATCCTGAAAAGGATGTCAACAAGGGCGTCACCCACATGGATATGAAGGGTGCTGGCGCTGCCACCAAGGGTAAGAAGTTCGTCTCGCAGATCAATTTGCAGAACAACGGTAAGGTTCGCGCAGGCTGGAGCTAATGAACTACTCAGAGCTTACACAACTGATTCAGGACTACTGTCAGTCCACGGAGACTTCCTTCGTGGCGAATATTCCTACTTTTGTGGAGGTTGCTGAGCAGCGCATTTACAACACGGTCCAGCTTCCGGCACTTCGTAAAAACGTCACCGGTTCGATGAGCAACGGCAATCAATATATGTCCCTGCCGTCTGACTGGCTCTCGACGTTTTCGATAGCGGTAATTGACGGTACGACGGGCGAATACGAGTACATGCTCAATAAGGATGTGAACTTCATCCGAGCCTCGTACCCGTTCCCGGCGACTTCAGGTAAGCCTAAGTACTACGCTATCTTCGACGCTACGACGATGTTGCTGGGGCCGACCCCAAACGCAAACTATACTGCGGAACTGCACTACTATTATTACCCGGTATCCATCGTGACGGCGGGGACTTCTTGGCTCGGTAATAACTTTGATTCTGTTTTGCTCTACGGGTCGTTGCGCGAGGCGTACACCTACTTGAAGGGTGAGCAGGACATGATGACCTACTACGAGCAGAAGTACCAAGAAGCCCTCGGCCAGTTGAAGCGCCTCGGTGACGGCTTGGATCGTCAGGATGCGTACCGGTCTGGACAAGTTAGGATTCCTGTGACATGAGCTTCGTAGCTGGGTCAGAGATTGGCAGTGTGTTTGTACAGACCACGGATAACCGTGAGCACACTGTAGAAGAAATTGCAGAACGTGCGGCTAACCGCATACTCAGTGCCGACTCAAAGGAAGCACTGCATTATTGGCTGGTGAAGTATCTCAGCGAGGCTCAAGTGGCCGAGCGCAAGATGATATGTAAGAAACTAGATCAACAAGGATATGCGGAAATCGCACACTTAATTGGAGACCTCTAATGGCTATTACTCAAGCAATGGCAACGTCGTTCAAGGTTGAGATCCTTGACGGCATTCATAATTTTGGTACCGGCGTCATCCGTGCTTCGACGGCTGCGGATGTGTTCAAGCTGGCCCTGTACACCTCGTCGGCTACGTTGAGTGCTGCTACTACGGCATACACTTCGGCTGACGAAGTTTCCTCGTCTGGTACTAACTACACGGCGGGTGGGCTGACGCTGACGATCTCGCAAGTACCGACTTCGAGCAGCACGACGGCCTACATCGACTTCGATGACCTGACCTTCCCGAGCGCGACGATCACGGCCAATGGTGCTTTGATCTACAACGAGACGCAGGGAAACAAGGCTGTGGCGGTGCTGGCGTTTGGCGGTGACAAGACCTCGACGGCTGGTAACTTCACCATCCAGTTCCCGCCTGCTGCTGCCTCGACTGCTATCCTGCGTATCGCTTAATCGGAGGGTTACATGGCCCTCGTACTTGCGGATCGCGTCCGAGAGACGACGACTACTGCTGGAAGCGGCACGATTACCCTTGCTGGTGCAGAGGCGGGGTATCAGTCTTTCGCAGTTATAGGAAACGGAAACCAAACCTACTACGTCATTGCGGGTGACACCCAGTGGGAAGTAGGTATTGGCACATACACCTCATCGGGGACAACGCTCTCCCGAGATACGGTGCTGTCATCGAGTGACAGTGGCAATAAGGTTACGTTCTCCGCAGGTACAAAGCAGGTATTTGTTTCCTACCCCGCCGAGAAGTCCGTCAACTTTGATCTGTCTGGCAACATCACTGCTGCTAGTGGCAGGATCATCAACCTTGGTGCGCCGAGCCTTCAGTCGGATGCTGCGACAAAAGAGTACGTCGATAACATGACATCGGCTGCTCTGCACATTCACGAAGCCGTTGTCCTAACCACTCCAGCCGATTCAGGACGAAACGACAACTATAACAACGGCACTGCGGGTGTCAGCGCGACTCTGACGGCTACGGCTAACGGAACCTTGGTCATCGACAGCACGGTGGCTCAAGCAGCGCAGCGTGTCCTCATCAAGGACTGTGACGATCAGGCTGAAAACGGTATCTACGTTGTAACGACGGTTGGTACGGTTTCAACTCCGTATGTCATGACCCGTGCATCTGACGCCGATACGTACGGCGAGGGTGGTTCTGACTCGCTTGACCTTGGTAGCTACTTCTTCACAACGGGCGGTACGACTCAGAAAGGCGCGGCTTACGTCTGTAATACGGCTGGCACGATTACGTTTGGTACGACCCCGATTACGTTCGCTGAGTTCAGTCAGGCTCAAGTGTATTCGGCGGGTAACGGGATTTCGATTACCCTAGGCTCAATTGCACTTAATACGCCTGTTACGGTTGCTAGCGGTGGCACGGGGCTTACGACTTCTCCGGCCAACGGCCAACTGCTGATTGGTAACGGATCAAACTACACGCTCTCGACCCTCACGGCAGGATCGGGCGTCTCCATCACGAACAGTGCTGGCAGCATCACGCTGTCTGCGACGGGCTTGGGTGGCACGGTCACGGCTGTCACAGCCTCGGGTCCGTTGGCCTCGTCTGGCGGTACGACACCCAACATCAGCATTGCCAACTCGACTGGTACGGGTAGTGTTGTTCTTGAGAACAGCCCGTCAATCTTTAGCGCCACGATTACGGCTGCGGTCAGTGCGTCCATCACGACGATCACGGGTTCCTCGGCTAACATCACGACGGTCACAGGTACAACTGCTGGATTCAGCAGCGCCAACATCACTCAGTTGGGATCTACCTCTGCCACGATTGCCACGCTCTCTGGCACGAACGTCACGTTCTCAAGCGGCACGATATCTCAACTCGCTGCTACCTCTGCCACGATTGCCACGGTGTCGGGCACGAATGCTACGTACTCCAATGGTAGTTTCACGAGTGCGACGGTTACGACTGTCTCCGGTACGACGGCTACCTACACCTCGGCTACGGTTACAAACCTTGCGCTGACTAGTCTCACACTGGCTAACCTGAGCATTACGTCTGCCAACGTCACCACGCTGACGGGCACAAACCTGACTTATACCTCGGGTACCGTCACCAATCTCAACAGTACCTCAGCCAACATCACTACGCTGACGGGTACAACATTTGGTACAACAGCTACTACACAGCTTCGTGGTGCTAGTGCTCAGATTACAACGCTGACTTCAACATCAGCCAATATCACGACGATCACCGGTACAACGCTCGGTACCTTTACGTCAGGTACTGTCACCAACCTCAACAGTACTTCAGCCAACATCACAACCCTCACGGGCACTACGTTTGGTACGACGGCCACTACACAAATTCGAGCAAACAGTTTGGCTGTTTCTGCAACTGGAGCTAGGTGGGATGCTAACGGCGATGTTTACGCTATTCGTTCTGGTGGTACCACCGGTGTTATTTTCTTAGGTAGCAGTGGTAGTAGGTATTTGTTTTTTGATGGCACTAACTATCAGTTACCCACTAATGATCTTTATGTTAAAGGCGTTCAGGCTGTTACAAACAGTGGTACGTGGAGTATTAACGTAACGGGCAGTTCTGGAAGCACGACCGGCAACGCCGCAACCGTCACTGACGGAATGTATTTGTCTTCGGTTCAAACAGCAGGCGGAAGAAAAGCGTTTTCTTCAAGTCAAAACGTAGGAACGATGCTGACTGCATCAGGCGCTCTTGGCGGTCTTGAGGCTGTAAATCCGGGCGGTGCTAATGCCGCGTTTATGTCCTTCCACCGTGCTGGCGCGTACGCTTCTTACTTTGGTATTGATACAGATAATCAATTTGCGGTTGGCGGTTGGAGTGCTGGCGCGGCGCTTGCAAACTTTAAATGTTTGAGTCTTGGTGTCGGCACTGCTGCATCAGGTACGAGCGGTGAAATCCGCGCAACCAACAACGTCACGGCCTACTACTCCGACGCTCGTCTCAAAGACTTCAAGGGCAAGATCGGTGATGCGCTGTACAAAGTCAGCCAGTTGAACGGCTACTACTACACCGAGAACGAAAAGGCTGAAGAGTTCGGGTTCAACAACAAAAAACTCCAAGTCGGCGTCTCGGCGCAGGAAGTGAAAGCGATCCTGCCGGAAGTCATTGCTCCTGCTCCGTTTGATATGGATGCAGAGAACAAGAGCAAGTCTGGTGAGGACTACATGACTGTCCGGTACGAGAAGTTGGTCCCGCTCTTGATCGAAGCCATCAAGGAGTTGAAGGCGGAGGTCGAAGCACTGAAGGCAGGCAGATAAGCCGTGCTCAGTTTTACCCCATTTTCTGAAGCGCCGTTTGCTGCTACGGACGGTGACGTTCTTGTAACTGTAACTGGGGTAAGTGCTACTGGGCAACTTGGTGATGTTCTAGTTGTAGCCCAAGCAGACGTATTCCCAAATGGAGTCGCTGCTACCGCTGAGCTTGGTAGTGTTGAGATCTTCATCACTATTGTTCAGATAGTTACGGGGGTTGAAGCTACTGGCTTTGTTGGTGATGTCACTGTTGCCGCAAATGCCAACGTATTTGAAGACGGGGTTGAGGCCACCGGCGAAATTGGCGATGTTGCTGTAGCAGCCCAAGCGATTGTCCCGGTCACGGGACTTGGGGCAACTGCGGAACTTGGTAACGTATTTGTTACTACCGATCAGGTCTTGGCTGTTACCGGTCTTGAGGCCACTGCTGAACTCGGCACGATATCTGTTGCCGTCGTTGTCGATGTCCCGGTTACAGGCGTTGCAGGTACGGGTGAGATTGGCGACGTAGCGGTAATTGGTACCGCAATAATTTACCCAACTCAAGTCGTTGCTCTCCCACAAATCGGAACAGTATTCGTCAAGACGGATCAGGTTCTTGCCGTTACGGGCGTTGAAGGTACAGGCCAGCTTGGTACAGCTACGGCAGCGGCAGGAGCTAGTGTTCCGGTCACAGGAGTATCTGCACAGGGCGCGGTCGGTACGGTTACTACGTCTGCGGGGGCGGTTGTGTTCCCCACAGGGGTTGTTGGCACGGGCGTTGTAGCCCAAGTGCTTGTTTGGGGTAATATTGTTCCGGTCCCGACCGGTCCTTGGACTCCTGTTGATGACACACAAAATCCGAACTGGATACAGGTTGCGGCGTGAGGTTTTAAATGGCTACTTACAGTACAAATCTGGCCTTGACCCTTTTGACTACCGGCGAAGGCGCGGGTACATGGGGTAATACTACAAATACCAATCTTGGTACGCTGCTTGAGCAAGCCATTTCCGGGTACGTTACTCAGGCTGTTTCTACGGGCACAGATACCACGCTGACCATCCCGAACGGCGCGACCGGTGTCGCCCGTAATATGTTTATTGAGTTGACCGGCACGGGTGGTACTAACACTAACCTGATCGTCCCTGCCAACAAGAAGCTCTACTTCATCTTCAATAACTCTACTGGTGCAGTAACGGTCAAGGTGGCGGGTCAGACCGGTGTCTCTGTTGCGGCAGGTGATAAAGTTATTCTCGTTTCTAATGGCACGGATATTGTCCAAGCAACGAGCTACATCACTTCTACGCCGTCAAGCCTTTCACTGACTAATTTAACGGCTACCTCAGCCACAATTACGACGCTGACTTCGACCTCGGCGGGGATTACCACCCTGACCGGTAGCAGTATGAACGTCACTACGGCGACTCATGCCTCAGCAAACATTACTCAACTTCAATCAACTTCGGCCACGATTACGACGCTGACCTCCACTTCAGCCAACATCACGACTCTCACAGGTACGACGGCCACTTATACCTCGGCTACGGTTACAAACCTCGGGTCTACTTCAGCCAACATCACAACCCTCACAGGTACGAACATCTCTGCGACTAGCCTGACCCTTACGAATGCACTCAAAGTTGCAGAGGGTGGAACCGGTGTAGATTCGACTCCGACCAATGGTCAGTTGCTAATTGGTAACGGATCTGGGTTTGCTCTATCGACTCTGACTGCCGGTACCGGCATGACCATCACGAACAACGCTGGCAGCATTACGCTTGCTTCGGCGGGACTTCCGGTCGTGACCGTGACTTCTTCCACGGCCATCTCTGCTTCGGCTGGGTTCCACTACGTTTTGACCGCAGGTTCTGCCGCTACGGTTACGCTGCCGGGTTCACCAAGTTCGGGCGACACAATCTACGTCACGGTGGCTAACAGCCTGACAACGAACGTCATCGCTCGTAACGGCAAAAACATTCAAGGTATTGCAGAAGATATGACGTTGAACGCTCCCTACGCATCGGCACAGCTTCGCTTTACCGATAACACCGAAGGATGGATTTTGGCATGAGTTACTTTAGTCAATTTACTGGCGGCCCCGCCAAGGTCACGACTTACACCAGCGGTAGTGGCACGTTTACACCCATTAGCACATCGCAATCTTGGGCGCGTGTCACGCTTGTTGGTGGTGGTGGCGGTGGCGGATCTGGCGGTGCAACAGACGGTCAAGCGGCTACTGGCGGTGGCGGTGGCGGCGCAGGTGCAACCGTTCAGTTCTGGATAAGACTTATTGACGGTTCTTACTCATATGCCGTTGGCGCTGGTGGATCTGGTGGCGCTGGAGTTGCTGGCTCTTCTGGAAATCCGTTAGGCAATAACGGTACTGCGGGCGGAAATACTAAATTTGGAAGGTTTGTATCTCCCGGTGGCGGTGGCGGCGGTCAAGGAAATCCATCTGGCGGTTCTCCTTCAACAGGTGGAAATGGTGGCGCTTTAAACTACACCAATGCTGGCGCTTCTCCCGGTTATAGCGGAGGAGATGGTGGTGCTGGTGGAACCGGAAGTCCTGCCATTGCGGGAAGCGCCGGAGAATCCCCCGGAGAATTAATAGCAGGACTAGCAACCGGCGGCGCTGCGGCTAGTGATGCAGGTGGCGGCGGCGCTGGCGGCGACAGCATATATGGAACTGGTGGAAATGGCGGTGCCGCAGTTAATTCCACAACAGGCGCAAACGGTAGTGCTGGAACGGGCTACGGAGCCGGTGGCGGCGGTTCAGGTGGTGCACAAGGAGTCGGATGCGTTTCTGGTTCTGGCGGTGCCGGGTCTGGCGGTTACATCGTTATTGAGGAGTTTATACAAGCATGAAACGCTGGGCTTTAATTAAAAATGGCGTGGTTGATACGGTGGTTATACAAGCCGCCCAACCTCAAGTATTTGGAACATGGGTTGAATGTCCTGATTCTGTCGGCCCCGGCTGGCTTTATAGCGGCGGTACATTTAGTCCTCCACTTGCGGCAGAACCAATCATCACTCGGTTGGCGTTTCGCTATCGCATGACCGATGAAGAGTATGTTGGCATTTTGACTGCTGCTAAAACCGACGTTTCCGTAGCGGCGTGGGTTGAGACGTTCAACATCGTCAGTCAAGTCAATCTCAACGATTCTCGTACCAAGTCTGGTTTGGACATGATGGTGTCAAAGGGACTTTTGACTTCGCAGCGCGAGACTGAGATCCTGACTGCTCCGGTACAGCCTAACGAGAAGATCTGAGTGTTTTCTCGGCCTGAACCTGTCATTGAGTAATTTCAAAGAAGTAAGCCATGCCACTTCCTACAGGTTCTATATCGCTTTCACAAGTAAACGTTGAGCTTAGCTTAGCCGCTACTACTCAGATTTCGTTGAACCAAGCGAACGTACGCACACTTGCTGGTAAGGCTTCCGGTGCGATTTCAATGAGTGACTTGTGGGGCAAGTCTGCCTATAACGGTCCTCCGCAAGTTGAATACTTGGTTATCGCCGGTGGCGGCGGTGGCGCAGGTGCATGGACTTTGGTCGGTTATCAGCCCTACGCCCCATACGCTGTTTGGCAAGTTTATGGCGGTGGCGGTGCTGGCGGCGGTGGCGGTGGCTACCTCAGCGGTTCTGCATCAATTAGTCAATCAACTACTTATACCATCACAGTCGGTGCTGGCGGTGGTGGTGGCGCTTACGGTAATAGCGCAGGTTCTAACGGTGCACAGGGTGGTAACTCATCTGCATTTGGCGTGACTGCTATAGGCGGTGGATACGGCGGTAGTGGTTATTGGTATTACGGCGACTATGCTAATGCTGGCGGTTCCGGTGGATCAGGCGGTGGCGGTGGCGCGGCGTATTTTAATAACGTTCTTGACGGTAACTGGGAAAGTAACGTTACCAATGCTCAAGGTGCTGGCGGTGCAGGAACTTCCGGACAAGGCTACGGAGGTATTAACGGTAAAGTAAATAATCCTGCTCGGTATTCATATACTAGTGGCGGTGGCGGTGCCGATGCTGCGGCACAGTCAATTGTTATTTCTGGTATTTTTCAGCAGGGTTTGGGTGCTTCCGGCACCATTTCAACTATTACCGGATCTTCTGTATGTAGAGCCGGTGGCGGCGGTGGCGGTAATAGTGACACTGCTCCAAGAGATGGGCGGTGTGGCGGCGGACATGCAGGTTTTTACTGTCTTAACAACGCACAGGCTGGTGGCGCTAATACTGGCGGCGGTGGCGGCGGTGGTAATGGTTGTTTGGGTGGATATAACGAATGGGTCGCTTTCTCAGGTAACTCTGGCGGTTCCGGTGTTGTAATCGTTCGACACTCTAATACCTACACAACTGCTACTACGACAGGTTCGCCAACGTTTGTTAATACTGGCGGGTACAAGATTTATACGTTTACTGGTTCAGGCTCGATAGTTTGGAACTCATAACTATGGCTCACTTTGCACAAATAGACACAAATAACGTTGTTCTTCAGGTCATTACTGTATCTAACAACGAACTCATTGATTTAGACGGTAAAGAGTCTGAAGCGAAGGGTATAGCTTTCTGTCAGTCTTTGTTTGGCCCTGATACTCGTTGGGTGCAGACAAGCTATAACGCCAATTTTAGAAAAAACTACGCTGCAATTGGCGGCACATATTCTTCTGAGTACGACGCGTTTGTACCTCCTAAACCGCCCTATCCAGCTTCTTTGGTAATTAACCCTAATACCTGTTTATGGGAAGTTAAAGACGAGGCAACCAATTTGCCGGTTCTTTTTTCAAATCTTAGCTATGCAGTTAAGAAATCACTAACCGAAGAAGAATTACCGTAATGCTGTTTCACAAAGAAAAACAGATTGCGATGGTGCTTAATCCTAAAACCGGAAGTACCGCTGCTAGGGCATTTCTTGTCGATCTCGGCATGAAGCACGTACCTACTAACGATAATGACCATATCATTGCGCGTGTCCACCTGACACCGGATGTAGCCTTTGCTAAGTATCCAAACTTAACTACATATAAGACGTACGGGTTTTTCCGTAATCCGCTTGATCGTTTTATGAGTGGGATTAGGAACATACTTGAGAACGTAGAAGATAAAGACTTCGACAAGTTGTTTGACCCTAATTATTTTCCACATACGCTCTTCAGACCACAGATTGACTGGCTTGATTATCCAAGCATAACGACGCTTGATTACGCAAATTACAAAGCGGAAATGCAAAAATTTGGTGGATTATTGGGTAAACCTGATTCGGCTCCGTTAAAAGTAAATATGACTGTTGCCGTGAATAGACGAGAGGTGACGCCTGAGATAGAAGCTTTCGTTCGCGAAAAGTACGCGGCAGACTATCAGTTTGCCAAAAATGTTCTTGGCAAGGAGTATTGATCATGATGACGATGGTTAGCACGTTCCTGTCCTTCCTCGCGGGTGGATTACCCAAGATCCTGCAAATCTTCCAAGACCGTCAGGACAAGAAGCACGAGTTGGCCTTGGTTGCTGCCCAGAAGGAGCGTGAGTTGGCTTTGGCTGAGCGTGGCTTTATTGCTCAGGCACGGGTTGAGGAAATTAAACTAGAGCAGATCCAAACTCAGACGGCAGGCGAAGAGCGCCAAGCCCTGTACCAGCACGACATGGAAATCGGCAAGGGTGCCTCGCAGTGGATGATCAATCTCCGCGCCAGCGTCCGTCCGGTTGTGACCTATATCTTCGTGCTGGAACTTGTTGCCATCAACATTGCTGGTGTTTGGTACGCCTACAACACGGGTGTGCCGTTTGCCGCTGCGATGGCTGAAGTGTTCTCGGATGACGAGATGTTGATTCTGTCTTCGATCATCGCTTTCTGGTTTGGCACGCAGGCGTTCGGTAAGAAGTGAAAGTCTCCAAGGCCGCCATCGACATGATTAAGCACCACGAGGGGGTACGGACCAAGCCTTACCGCTGCCCTGCCCTTTTGTGGACTGTCGGTGTCGGCCATGTGATTGACCCTACTCACGCTACGGTGAAGTATGAGGAGCGCAAGAATCTACCGATACCCGCAGGGTGGGATCGCACTCTCACGATGGACGAGGTGGACCGGATACTTGCTGAAGACCTTCGTCGGTTTGAGCGTGGTGTGGTTCGACTTTGCCCTGCTGCTGTTGGCAATCAGGGAATCTTCGATTCTCTCGTCAGTTTTGCCTTCAACGTGGGCCTCGGCAATCTCCAGCGTTCTTCCCTTCGGATGAAGACCAATCGGGGTGAACTGGAAGAAGCGGCTGACGAGTTTATGAAATGGACTAAGGCAGGTGGTAAAGTACTGCCGGGACTGATTAAACGGCGTATGGACGAACGTGCGCTGTACTTGTCGGGGGTTATGTAATGCCACTTCAGAAGGTCGAATTCCGCCCCGGCGTCAACCGTGAAACTACCAATTACGCAGGTGAGGGCGGTTACTTCGTCGTAGACAAGGTGCGTTTCCGTGGTGGCTACGCCCAAAGGATCGGTGGCTGGATAAACTCTTCCACGATTCTGTCTACGTTTAAAGGCGTTGCTCGGTCATTGTGGAACTGGGTAACGATTGATGGTTTAAATTTGCTGGGCGTCGGCACGAATCAGAAGTTTTATGTCGAACTGGGTGGTGAGTATTACGACATTACTCCGCTTGGCAGTTCCCTAAACCTGTCTCAAAACCCGTTTACGACTGTATCGGGCAGTAACTTTGTCACCGTTTTAGCCTCAGCGCACGGCTCATCAGTAGGTACTTACGTTACTTTTTCAGGTGCGACTTCGGTAGGCAGCCTGACTTTAAACGGGCAGTTTGAGATCGTAGAAGTTCCGGGCGATAACTCACTTGTCATCGTAACCCCAACTGCTGCTAGTTCATCTGCGACGGGCGGTGGCTCATTAGTTATTGCCAGTATCGACATTGATGCTGGTACCGCTGTCTATACGTCCAACGTCGGTTGGGGTGGTCCTCCGTGGGGATCGGGTGGCTGGGGTTCTTCAACTCCACAGGGTGTTCCGCTGCGTTTGTGGTCACAGTTTAACTATGGCAACGACCTGATCTTTGCTGAGAACAACGGCCCGATTTACTACTGGACTAATGACACTACTACGTGGGCACGGGCTATCACGCTTGAAGAAAAGGCCAATTCACTGCCTAAAACAACGACGACGGCAGCCTATGCTTCAGGGTCTGTCACGCTTGTCG